ATAACTCAAAAGGATTTAATAATTTTGCTTCTCCTGGAGCAGATCGTCTTAAAATTAGTTGTTCTCTTACATTTAAGTCAATCGATGACTTAAATGATTCTGATTTTGTAGAACTTGCTACTGTAAGAGATGGGGCACTTGAATCTCAGGTAAAGAACACTCAATACAGTATTATTGCCGATGAATTAGCACGTAGAACTTATGCAGAGTCTGGTGATTACACTGTAGAACCTTTCAATATTTCTATAAGAGATTCTTTAAATGATGGAATTTCAAACAATGGTATCTATGAAGAAGGTAAATTTACTCAAAGCGGATCTTTAGCATCCAAAGATCTTGCATTATATGAGATTGGGGTTGGAAAGGCATTTGTCAAAGGATATGAAGTAGAAACAATTAACACTACTTATCTTGATGTAGAAAAACCAAGAACAACTAAAACTTTAGAAAATCAAGGTATTATATACAATACTGGAGCTACTTTTAAGGTTAATAATTCTTTTGGTATTCCTGTCACTGGAGTTGGAAATACTTACGTTGTAAGTTTACGTGATCAAAGAGTTGGGTTCAATTCTCTAAGTGCTCCGGGGACAGAAATTGGTTTAGCAAGAGTATATGACTATGCACTAGAAAGTGGATCTTACAGTGCAACTAATGACAGAATTAATCAATGGGATCTTCAATTATATGATATTCAAACATTTACAAACATTGCAGTTAATGAACCAATAACTTTAACTGTTCCTACCTTTGTTAAGGGTAGATATAGCGGAGCGACTGGATTTTTAAGGAGTGCTGTTTCTAATGGAACAGCATTGACTGTTTACGAAACAACGGGTGATTTTGTACAAGCAGAACCACTTATTTTTGATGGTATTGATAACTCAAGAGTTGCTGTTGCAGTAACTTCATTTGGAATTAAAGACGTTAAATCTGTATATGGTGGTGGAGATTTAGGTGCCATTGGTTCTGCCGTAACATTTTCTGCAGATACCATTTTAGAACCAATTGTAACTATTGGTATCGCTACAATTACTCCGGTTGCTGGTGCTACAGGAGTTAGCACTGTTATTTCCAGCCCAACTTTCTTATCAAAAGTTAAAGTTAATGATGTTCTTCGTTATACTAATACTTCTACGGATGTAGATGTACCAACTCTTTCAAGAGTTAGTGGTGTTGGATTAACTGCAGTAACAATTGTAGGTATTGAAACTGTTTCTGGTGTTGCAAATGGAAACTTACCTGCATCAAGTATTTTAAGTGTTACAGATCTTTCAATCGTTGGTACAAAACTCTCTGCTGAAACAGAGGATCTTGATGCAAAGGCACTATACACAACAATGCCTAAGCAGTTAATATCTGATGTAGATTTAACAAATGCTGAACTAAGAATTAGAAAAACATTCACTGTTAATATTAGTGGTCAGCAACTTTCATCTGTTGTTGCTGCTGGCACAAATGAAACATTCCTCCCATTTGATGAAGAAAGATATACTTTAATTAGATCAGATGGAAGAACTGTAGAATTAACTTCTGATAAATTTGTATTTACTAATGGTTCTAGAGAACTTCAGATTAATAATATCGGATCTGATGATACTGGTGCGACTTTACATGCAACATTAAAGAAACAAAAAATTAAAGAGAAGGTCAAGAGAAAGAATAGAATCAACACAGTAACAGTAGATAAATCAAAAATTGAAGGATCAGGATCAACCAGTAATGGAACTTTAAACAATGGACTCTCATTTGGAAACTTCCCATTTGGATCCAGAGTTGAAGACGAAAAAATTTCACTGAACACTCCAGATGTTTTAGAAGTTTTAGGTGTATACGAATCTAGAAATACTTCGGCTCCTTCCGCACCAAGAATGACATTATCTGCTTTGAGTAGTTTTGGTGGAAAGACTAGTGATCTTACTATTGGTGAGACAATTGTAGGAAAAACTTCTGGTGCTATAGCATACTATGCAGAGAAAGTATCAGATTCTGTAATTTCATATATTCCAAGAAACGCAATTAATTTCCAAGAGGGGGAGATAGTAACTTTTGAAGAGTCTAATATTACTGCAATATTGACAACTCTAAATTCTCCCAGTAATGCAATATCTGGAAACTTTACATTTAACACGGGACAAAGAGCATCCATATATGGAACTGGATTTATCAAGAGAAAATCTGATGCAAAGGCACCAACAAGACAATTAAAGATATATTTTGCAAGTGCATATTATGATTCTCAAGATGATGGTGATATAACAACTAAAAATTCTTATAATTCATTTGATTATGATACAGATATTCAGTCTGTAAATGGAGAAAGAAATACTGATTTAATTGACATTAGACCAAGAGTTTCTAATTATACTGTTGCTGCGGATACCAGATCTCCATTAGAGTTCTTGGGTAGACAATTTAATGGTAGTGGAAACTCTGCCGCTAATATTCTAGCATCTGATGAATCTATTAATGTTGATTTTTCATTCTATCTTGGAAGACTGGATAGAATTTTTATTACTAAAGAAGGCAAGTTTCAAGTTCAACAAGGAACTCCATCAGAAACTTATGAAAAACCCGTCAAAATTGATGATGCATTAGAAATTGCAACAATTAGATTACATCCTTATCTTCTTGATACGACAGAAGATTCTTCAATATCATTTTTAGATCATAAGAGATATAGGATGTCTGATATTAAACTTCTTGAGGATAGAATCAGAAGTTTAGAATATTACACCACATTATCACTGTTAGAAGTTAACACTGAAAATTTATTTGTAACTGACTCTGATGGACTGAATAGATTTAAGTCTGGTTTCTTTGTTGATGACTTTACTACTCTTTTACCACAAGAGAGTGATATTGCTATCAAGAATTCCATTGATGATGCAAATAGAGAATTGCGTCCAAGACATTTTACAAACTCTATTGATCTTACAATTGAGCCTGTAGAGGGTGTTACAACTCAGACTGATATTAAATTTACACCTCCAGAGGGTGAAAATATCAAACGCATGGGCGATGTTATCACTCTTGATTATGTAGAGGTAGAGTGGTTGAAGCAAGGATTTGCAACAAGAACTGAAAGTATTACTCCTTTCCTTGTTAGTTTCTGGCAGGCATCCATTGAGTTAAGTCCTGCATCTGATACATGGGTTGATACTGCTAGAGTTGAAGCAAAGGTTATCAATGTTGAAGGAAACTATGCTGTTGAGATGGCAAAGGCCACAAGACAGTTTGGTGCTCCAGATCCTCAAACTGGATTCTTCCCAATTCAGTGGGGATCTTGGGAAACTAATTGGACTGGAAGAGAAACCAGAACTAGAACTCAAACAAGAACTCAAACCCGTGGTGGCGGCGGTGGAAGAAGAACTGTCCATAGATCACGCACCCTGCATGGTGGTGGTGGTTGGCGTTTAAGAAGAGTTAACACCTCAGTATCAACAACAACCACTATCCAAGACACTCTTACTGATACTTGGAGAACAGGAACTGATACTAGAAGTGGAGAGAGAACGATTATTACTGAAAGATTTGATAGAGAATCTCAAGGTGATAGAGTTATAAACAGAGAAGTCATTTCTATAATGCGTTCTAGGAATGTGGAGTTTACTGCTAAAAAAGCAAGACCTCTTTCTAGAATGTATGCATTCTTTGATGGAAGAGATGTAACTCGGTATTGTGTTCCTAAGTTATTGGAAATTGCAATGACTTCAGGCGTTTTCCAAGTTGGAGAAACCGTTATTGGTAAGATGAAAGATATTGGACTGGGCAATGCAAGCATAGCATCTCCGGAAATTAAATTTAGAGTTGCTGCAGCAAACCACAGAGAAGGTCCTTTTAACGCTCCTACTCAAATTTTTAAGAATAATCCTTATCTTTCTCAAGTTTCACCAACCGAAGTGGAAACTTTCTTGGGTAATCCAGGTCAGGTTCAAGTTCCAGGACAAGCAAATGTTTTACCAGACTCATATTCATCTACTTCAACTGTTTTGAATGTTGATACTGCAGCATTGGCCCTCCAAGCACAGGGAGATTATTATGGATATGTTGCTAAAGATATGGTTCTTGTTGGGCAAACGAGTGGAGCACAAGCAACAGTTTCTAACTTGAGACTGCAAACTGATCTTGGCGCAAATTTAATTGGTAGTTTCTTTATTCCAAATCCAAATATTGGCAGTAATCCAAGATTTGAGACTGGATCTAAAACTTTCACTCTTATCGATAATGATGAGAATGATCAAAATAATGCATCTTCTATTGGAGAACAAAAATACACTGCAACTGGAACACTTGAAACTGTTCAAGAGCAAATTCTTTCTGTTAGAAATGCAGAAATTCAAGTCAAACAAGAATCACAACGCAGATCCGCAAGAGAATTCCTTGGTACGCAAGTAGCATCGAATGTTATTGATTCTGTTACAACAGTTGATCAAACCATTATCTGGTGGGATCCACTGGCTCAGTCATTCCAAGTTCTAGATGCAACTGGAGTATTCATTACAAGTTGTGATGTCTTCTTCCAGACTAAGGATGACATGGATATCCCCATGACATTCCAAATCCGCACAATGCAGAATGGTGTTCCAACTCAAAAGATCTTACCATTTTCTGAGATTGTTAAAGATCCTGACGAGATCAACATATCTCAAGATGGTACAGTTCCCACTACTTTTGAATTTAAAGCACCTGTTTATCTCGAACCAGGTGGAGAATATGCAATTACTCTTGCATCTTGGTCAACGAAATATAGAGTCTTCATCTCTAGAGTTGGTGAATCTGACATCTTAACTGATGAATTTATTTCTAACCAACCATATCTTGGATCTTTGTTTAAATCTCAGAACGCTTCTACATGGGAACCAAGTCAGTGGGAAGATCTCAAATTTACTATCCGTCGTGCAGATTTCGTACCTAATGGATCATTAGAAATCTATAGTCCAATTTTGGGTGAAGGTAATGGACAGATCCCAACTCTCCAACCAAACTCACTTAGTTACAACTCCAAGAAAGTTAGAGTAGGATTGGGATCAACTCTCCAAATTGGTGAGGAATTAGCACTCGGAAACCTGTTTTCTCAGCAGACGACAACTGCAACAGGAAGATTTGTTGGTGCAGCAGGATCCGCTACAGGTGATCTGACATTAGTCAATGCTGGTGTCGGATACACTCCCGATAGTGGAACAACTGTCTATCCAAATCTTACCTTTACAAATGTAACTGGAACAGGTCAAGATCTAACTGCTGAAGTTACCATATCAAATGGTGTTGCTGTTGCTGCTACAGTCACTAATTCTGGAAAAGGTTATGTGGTTGGTGATGTTCTCCAATTACCTGCAGTCGGATCCATCGCTGCAGGAAGAAATGCTAGGTTCTCTGTTGCTGGTATTGCGGCTACTAGCGAACTTATTCTTGATAATGTTCAGGGCGACTTCCAAGTTGGTGCAGCTAAGACTCTTCGCTTCACTAATGCCGATGGAAATACATTTGCTCTTAATGCAACTTCTGGTGGTAATGTTGTTCCGACAAGTATTACTGATGTTGGTGAGCATAATGGATTACATTTCACTATCAATCATAAGAACCATGGAATGTATCATGAAAACAACAGAGTCATCGTATCTAATGCAGAGAGTGACATTACTCCAACAAAACTCACTTCTCCGTATGCTGCAGATTCTACAGCAAGTATTTTCATAGATGATGAGTCTAATTTTGGTACATTTGAAAATATAGGTGTTGCTGCCACTGTTCCTGGATTTATTAAAATTGGTGATGAAATTATTCAATATACTTCGACTGCAAGTGGAGAACTTTCAGGAATTACTCGTTCTGTTGATGGTACGACAGCACAAAACTATGTTGTAGGAACTCCTGTTTATAAGTATGAAACTGGTGGAGTCTCCCTCAGAAGAATCAACAAAACTCATTTGTTGAGTGACACAGATACTACAATTTCAAATCCCATTACATACGACTCATATACTATTAAAGTTGATATGGCCAACAATGGATTTGATAGAAGTAATCAAGATAGTTTCCCTAGACTTTATTTTAATGACACTAAATCTACTGGTGGATATAAGATAAAGGCAACACAAAATATGCCATTTGAAGCAATTGTTCCTCAAGTTCAGAACTTGACTGTTCCTGGAACTACAGTTAGTGCTAGAATTAGAACAACATCTGGATCAAATCTTGGTGATGGATCTGGAACCACTTTACCCGTTCCTTTCCAAGATGAAGGAATACAAGAGGTAACTCTTAATACAACTAATTATCTTGATTCTCCAAGAATCATTGCTTCTAGAGTTAATGAAACAAACAATTCTGTCTTACAAGATCTACCTGGAAATCGTTCTTTCAACATGTCTGTTACTCTGAGATCGGAAGATTCGCGTTTGACTCCAGTCATTGATACTGAAAGAATTAGTGCTATCCTAATTTCAAATAGAGTTGACTCACCAATTTCAAACTTCATAGAAGATAATAGAGTCAATACAATTGATGAAGATCCAACTGCGTTCCAATATATCTCTAAAGAAAATACTTTAGAGTCCTCTGCAACCAGCATTAAAATACTTCTATCTGCTCATATCAATGAATATACTGACATCAGAGCATTCTATGCAATTGGTAATGAGCAAGACTTTGAGCCAATCTTCCAAGCATTCCCTGGATATGCTTCACTTAATGATGGAACATCTGATAGAAAAGTTCCTCCATCAAATGCATCTGAAGGATTTGATTCTGCAGATTTGACTTTCAAAGAGTATGAATTTACTATTGATGACTTGCCATCTTTTAAATCATATAGAATCAAATTGGTCTCAACATCAACTAATCAGGCCTATGCTCCAAGAATCAGAGACCTGAGAACAATTGCCTTAGCATAATGGACGAAGTTAGAGTAAAGGGTCATTCTGATTTAGTCAGAGACCCTATGACAAATGCTATCATTAATACAAACAAGAATGCCTATGAAGAGTATATTGCTCGTAGAGAAATCAAAAAATCTGAGACTCAAAAAGTGAAAGATCTTGAAACTGAGTTATCAGACATAAAAGATGATCTAAATGAAATCAAGTCACTACTAAGGAGGTTGTCAAATGAATCCTGATCAGATTGAAATTAAGAACCTATCTAAAAGTTTTGCATACACTCAACTCGCAGCAGAGATAGATAGTTGTAGTGATTGTGAAGAACTCCGTAATATTGCAAAGGCATTTTGCAAACTTTATTATAAACAGCAAGAAACCATGCAAATTATAGGGATTCAGGATGGCAACTAAAAAGATAACCTTTGTTCCCTCTACGGGAGTACCTGCTGGCGCAAATTTTAACATTTATAGTGGAGCTGACTTCCAAGCAGACCTAACGGTTTACGAGACTAATAATGCATTCTTTGATTTAACTGATTATACCGGTGCTGCAGCGCTATCAAAAAGTATTGCTGTTGGTGCTACTCTTGGAGCAACTGCATCTTTTACTGTTGGATTTACTAGCGCATATAATGGAGCGGTAAGACTATCTTTAACTGACACCCAGACTTCAAATCTAACAGAAGGTAGATATGTTTATAATTTTAATATTACTAAGTCTGGACTTACATATCCATTAATTGCTGGAAATATAAATGTTATTAATACGGTCACTTCTTGAACCTAAATAAAATCATAGGAAACTTGTAAATAAATGGCACAACCATCCACCAGGGCAGAGCTAATAAATTATTGCAAGAGACAGTTAGGTGCCCCTGTCTTGGAGATCAACATTGCCGACGAACAAGTAGAGGATCTAGTAGATGATGCTCTACAATATTTTCATGAAAGGCATTATGATGGTGTCGTTCAAACATTTTTAAAGTATAAAATCACTCAAGGAGATATTGACAGAGGAAGAACAAGAGGTGGCAGTAATGACCCTGTAGGAATTGTTACAACAACTGCTTCCTCCACAATTGATGGTTCTTCCGTAACATTCTCATTTGAAGAAAATAGCAACTATTTACAAGTTCCACCGGCTGTCATCGGAATAAACAAAATTTTTAAATTTGACGGATCTACAACTGCTACTAGCAACATGTTCAGTGTTAAGTATCAGTTATTCTTAAATGATATGTACTATTTCGGGTCAACTGAAATATTGCAATATGCCATGACAAAGACTTATCTGGAAGATCTTGATTTTCAGTTAAGTACAGAAAAGATGATTAGATTTAATCAAAGACAAGATCGCTTATATTTGGATTTAGACTGGGGTAGTGTTGATGTAGATGATTACATAGTTCTTGATTGCTACAGACTCATAGATCCAAATGATTTCTCAAGAGTATATAATGACTTCTTTGTAAAAAAATATCTTACTGCATTGATGAAAAGACAGTGGGGACAAAACCTCATCAAGTTCAATGGAGTAAAACTTCCTGGTGGAGTTGAATTAAATGGCCGTCAATTATATGATGATGCAGAGAAGGAATTAGAAATTATTAGGGAGCAGATGTCCAACACTTATGAACTTCCTCCTCTTGATATGATAGGTTGATGTCATGGTATTAAATCCTTTTTTTCAACAAGGTTCTTCAGGTGAACAAAACCTTGTTCAGAGCCTAATTAATGAGCAGTTAAAAATATATGGCATTGAAATTGTTTATTTGCCAAGGATATATGCTTCAAGAAGAGAAGTCATAAGAGAGGTAGTTGAGTCTAAATTCAATGAAGCATATCCATTAGAAGCATATGTGGATAATTATGAGGGATATGATGATAATACTTCAATTTTATCAAAGTTTGGTATACAACAAACTAATGAAATAAAATTAATTATATCTCAAGATAGATGGGAAACTTATGTTGCTCCTTTAATAAAATCTGGTA